ACTAGCGGGCTTTTACCGCGATGTAGATTTAGGTGAGCCAGCTAACTCATTAGATGAAGTAGAGAAAAAGATTGCCGAGAAACTTGGCTTTCGTGCTACCACCGATGACCGCTATAAGCTATATGAGATCCACGTTAACTTGGACTTAGAAGGCTTTGAGCATACAGATGAAAACGGAGAGCAAACAGGACTGGCACTGCCTTATATCGTAACACTAGAAAAAGGTAGTCAGACTGTTTTAGCTATTCGTAGAAATTGGAATCCCGATGATGAAACTAATACGAAACGTCAGCACTTTGTTCACTACGGGTATATTCCCGGTTTTGGTTTTTATTGTTTTGGTCTCGTCCACCTTATTGGCGCTTTTGCTAAAAGTGGCACTTCCCTTATTCGTCAGTTGGTTGATGCAGGGTCACTTGCAAACTTGCCAGGTGGCTTTAAGACCCGTGGGTTGCGTGTCAAAGGTGACGACACCCCCATCGCCCCCGGTGAATTTCGAGATGTTGACGTGCCCTCCGGAGCCATGCGTGACAACATCATGCCGTTGCCCTATAAGGAGCCTAGCCAAACTTTAATGGCTTTGCTCAACCAGATCGTTGAAGAAGGTCGCAGATTTGCTAATACAGCAGATTTACAGCTTTCGGATATGTCCGCACAAGCCCCTGTAGGTACTACACTAGCAATACTTGAACGTACGCTAAAGGTTATGTCTGCAGTTCAGGCTCGTATTCATTTCAGTCTTAAACAAGAACTGAAGCTATTAAAAGTAATTATTGCTGATTACACCCCTGAGGATTACAACTATGACCCGGTTGAAGGTGACCGTAAAGCCAAGAAGTCGGATTACGACAATGTGGACGTTATACCAGTCTCAGATCCAAATGCGTCGACTATGGCGCAAAAAATTGTCCAGTACCAAGCGGTACTCCAATTGGCCCAGGGCGCACCACAACTCTATAATCTCCCACTACTTCATAGACAGATGCTCGATGTTCTGGGGATTAAGAATGCGCAAAAGCTTATCCCAATGGCGGAAGACCAAAAGCCACAGGATCCAGTTACAGAGAACCAAAGCATATTAATGATGAAGCCAGTCAAGGCTTTCCAATATCAAGATCACCAAGCACATATTGCAGTTCACATGGCTGCTATGCAAGATCCAAAGATTCAAAGTTTGTTACAAGGTAATCCACAGGCGCAAGCATTACAAGCAGCTATGATGGCTCACGTCAACGAACACCTTGGCTTCCAGTATCGTGTAGAAATCGAGCAACAGTTGGGTATGTCCTTGCCACCACAGTCAGACGAAACTGGCGAAGATGTACATATGGATCCAGAAGTAGAAGCCCGCCTTGCTCCATTATTGGCTCAAGCTGCACAACGCCTATTGCAACAAAACCAATCACAGGTACAACAGCAGAAGAATCAACAACAGGCTCAAGATCCATTGATCCAAATGCAACAACAAGAGTTGCAGATTAAGCAGCAAGAACAGCAACGTAAGGCTCAAAAAGACCAGACCGATGCGGCTCTTAAAGCTAAACAGATTGAGGTTGAGCAACAACGTGTGGCAATGCAAGGCAAAGTTGAGGGAGCTAGAGCAGTTCTCCAAAACTCTACCCAAATAAAGAGCGCCAAACTTAATGCCGGTGTTGCGTTGTTAAAAGATTTAGCTGCCCACCAACACGGTGAAAAAACACAAAACAAGCAGTTGATAGCACAAGGTATAGACAATGCCCACAAACATGCTAATGCTCAAACACAAATGGAGCAGCAGCTAGAACTAGCCAGACAATCGGCTAAACAAAAACCAAAACCCTCTGAAGGAGAATGATGGACAGAAATCTAGAGTTTCTTTTAAGTGAGTACAAAGACCGGATGCAGATGTTACAAGAAGCGCTTGCGCACGGGAACTGTAAAGACTTTGAAGAATATAGGTATATATGCGGGCAGTTACGAGGACTTGAATCCGCATGTTTAATAATCACAGACCTCACACAACGTATGGAGCATTCGGACAATGAATGATGCCTTAGATTTATCCCAAGCAGTAGATCTAGCACAAGTTCTAGATAGAGCAGCAGAAGAAAAAGCAACACAACTACCAAAACCGCAAGGCTACCGTATCTTGTGCGCAGTACCCGAAGTAGAAAAAGAATACGAAAGCGGGCTTATCAAAGCTGACGCTATTGCAAAACGTGAAGAAATGCTGGCAACAGTACTATTTGTCGTTGAGCTTGGCCCAGATTGCTACACCGATAAAGACCGATATCCAACAGGGCCTTGGTGCCAAAAAGGAGATTTCGTAATCGTAAGACCTAACGCAGGCACCCGCTTGCTGATTCATGGTCGTGAGTTCCGCATGATTAACGAGGATACAGTAGAAGCTACAGTCCTTGACCCACGCGGCATTAAACGTTCTGACTACTAAGGAGCCGAACAATGGCTGATTTTGAAAAAGTTGAATTTGAGTTTCCCGATGAAATTGAAGCTAAGGGTAAACCCGAAGAAGAAACAGTAAACCAAGAAGCTAAGGGTAAACCCGAAGCTGAATTCGAGATTGAAATCGAAGACGATACACCCAAAGAAGCTCGTCAAAAACGACCACCCATGCCTGCGGAAGAAGTTGAAAAGCTACGTTTAGAAGTAGACGAACTTGACAACTATAGTGAAGAAGCTAAGGTCAAACTCATCAAAATGAAGAAAGTCTGGAATGATGAGCGACGTGCTAAAGAAGCGGCAGAACGTGAACGGCACGAAGCAATTAATGCTGCCCAACGTCTGCTAGACGAAAACAAGCGTATCAAAAGTATGCTCTCAAATGGCGAGAAAGAATATGTAGATGCCATGAAGAGTTCTGCTGATATGCAACTCGAAATTGCTCGAAAAGCGTACAAAGAAGCTTATGATTCTGGCGACGCTGAAAAGGTAATGGAAGCGCAACAGCTTATGACTGACGCTGCTTTAAGGCTTGACAAAGTTAAAAACTTTAAGATGCCACCTTTACAAGAAGAGAAATTTGAGGTAAAAAGAGAGGAACAGTACCAATCTCCGCCAAAACCAGACGCTCGCGTTATGGCTTGGCAGGAAGAAAATCCTTGGTTCGGACAGGACGAAGAGATGACTGCATCAGCCTTAGGCTTACATGAAAAGCTTAAACGGCAAGGAGTCGTGATTGGATCTGAACAATATTACGCTACGTTGGACAAAACAATGCGGAAACGCTTCCCAGAGCAATTTGAGGATGCGGAAGAAGTGGCGGTAAAAGCTAAGGAAGACAATCCCCCTAAAGCCAAACCCAGCACGGTAGTAGCGCCTGCAACCAGAAGCACTGCTTCTAAAAAAGTCAAATTAACAACGACACAAGTAGCGTTGGCAAAGAGACTAGGTTTAACCCCAGAGCAATACGTCCGTGAACTTTTGAAAGTGGAGGCCTAAAATGGCTAGTAATAAATTAAGTCGTGAAATTGATACCCGAGAACTTACTGAGCGTCCTAAGCAGTGGCGCCCACCAGAGCTTCTCCCTGAGCCGGACAAAGAGGCTGGATATTCGTACCGTTGGATTCGTGTTTCGATGTTAAATCAAGCTGATCCCCGTAATCTTTCATCAAAATTGAGAGAAGGCTGGGAACCAGTAAGAATCGAAGAACAACCCAAATTTAAACTGTTAGTTGATCCAGATGGTCGCTTTAAGGACAATATCGAGATTGGCGGGTTATTACTTTGCAAAACCCCAACTGAATTTGTAGAACAACAGCAAGCTTATTATGCTGAAATGACACAGAAACAGACTGAGGCTGTAGATAATAATTTAATGCGTCAAAGCGATGCGCGGATGCCTATTTTTAAAGAAAGTAGATCTTCGTCCAGCTTTGGCAAAGGTAAATAAATTTTAGGAGATTTCAAATGGCATATCCAACAGTACCCGGTCCATACGGGTTTAAGCCTTTAAATCTTATTGGTGGTCAAGTTTTCTCTGGTTCGACACGCAACATTCCGATCCAGTACGGCTTTGGCACTAATATTTTTTATGGCGACGTAGTAGGTATTGCTCGCGGTTTCGTAACACGCACAGTTGTAACTACTGGTGGTACTTCTACCACTGGTGCAGCTGGTAACGGAATTGTAGGCGTATTTTTAGGTTGTTCTTTCACCAACCCAGTTACTAAGCAAAAGACTTTCAGCCAATACTGGCCTGCAAATACTTTAGCTGGTGACGCAGTTGCTATCGTGACTGACGATCCTGACACAATTTTCAAATCTGCTGTCGTTACATCTCAAGGCGGTACCACTATTGGTTCTGCTGCGACTTCAATGATCGGTTTGAACATTGCTGGCTCTGACTTAACTGGTTCTATCAACAACGGTGATTCATACAATGCTGTATTAGCTTCTTCTGCTGCTAATACTGGCACATTGCCTTTCCGTATCGTTGACTTGGCTCGTGATTCAGCTACCTCTTCAACATCTACCTTCACCAGCATTTCTACTGCTACTATTACTTGCGCTGCTATTCCTGTAGCTTTGCCAGTTGGTACAGAAGTAGGTTACATTGCTGCTAACGGTCAATATGTTGGTACAGGTTCTTGGGTTTCTACAGCTGCTACTGCTGGTGCTACTTCAGTTGTTTTGAACAGCGCTCCTGTAACAGTTAACAGCCCAACAGGCACTGCATCTACAACCATGACAATCCCTGCATCAAGCACATTGGTGTTTACTCAGTATCCAGAAGTATTGATTAAGTTCAACTTCGGTAACCACGAGTACTACAACAACACTGCTTCTGCAGCTACACTTTAATTAAGGAGCTATAAATGGCTATTTCACGCGCACAACTACTGAAAGAGTTGCTCCCTGGACTGAATGCATTGTTCGGATTAGAGTACGCTCGCTATGGTGAAGAACACAAAGAGATCTACGAAACTGAGACTTCTGAGCGTTCTTTTGAAGAAGAAACAAAACTGTCCGGCTTTAGCGCTGCACCAGTCAAGGGCGAAGGTTCTGCAATCGCTTACGACAACGCGCAAGAAGCATGGACTGCACGTTACAACCACGAAACAATCGCTTTGGGCTTCAGCTTGACTGAAGAAGCTATCGAAGATAACTTGTATGACTCGTTATCCGCTCGTTACACCAAAGGCTTGGCTCGTGCTATGGCTTATACCAAACAGGTTAAAGCTGCTGCTGTATTGAACAACGCTTTCTCTGCTGCTTATACCGGTGGCGATGGCGTATCATTACTCAATAGCGCACACCCATTGGTAAACGGTGGCTCAAACGCCAACACTCCATCTACTCCTGCTGACTTGAACGAAACTGCGTTGGAAAATGCTGTTATTCAAATCGCTGCTTGGACAGATGAGCGCGGCCTCTTGATCGCTGCTAAACCACGTAAGTTAGTTGTTCCACCTGCACTCCAATTCGTTGCAACTCGTTTGCTCGAAACTGAATTGCGCGTTGGCACAAACAACAACGACATCAATGCAATTAAGAACAACGGTTCTGTTCCAGAAGGTTACACAATTAACCACTTCTTGACCGCTACCAATGCTTGGTTCTTGACAACTGATGTACCTAATGGTTTGAAGCACTTCGAGCGCACACCACTCCAGAATTCTATGGACGGTGATTTCGATACAGGTAACGTTCGTTACAAGTCTCGTGAGCGTTACAGCTTCGGTTGGTCTGATCCACTAGGAATCTACGGTTCTTATTAAGAACTAACCCCCCAAGCGGTTTCGACTACTTGGTGCAGGCCCCGCTCACAAGGCGGGGCTTTGCTTTTTCTGCTCTTCATAATGGTGTTTTCTGTGGCAGTTTGCGCATAGCACAATGCACTTTTTAATCTCTTTGTAAGCTTTAGTAAACATTTTGTTACTGATTAGCTTACTTACTGTGTACTCTTTATCGGCTGGATCTATATGGTGGAAGTCTAGGGTAGCTATATGCTTCTCATCGCATCTTGCACATTTAAGTGTATCTTTAAATGCATCCCATTTTTCTTTGCCAGTCCTAGAAGACCTTTCAGTCCTAGCTCTTGTTGCTTCTAATGTTTTTTCATAGTGCTTACGACTATATTCTTTATGTTTTTCTTTACGTACTATAGGGTCTTTATATGGCATCTTTATCGTCTAAGGAGTATGTTTTGATTGGTTCGTGACTATTTACATCTACATTACAAGCCCAACTAACTGCCTCATGGGGATGTAACCCCATACGCATACACACTTCTGCAGCCATTGAACCACTGCCAATAGCCATAAAAGTTCGTACTCTTTCCCATTCTAAATCATCTCCGCAAGAAAACAAGCCTTCTTTAGTCAGTTTTAAAAACGAGCTATCTGATTTAAGTTTAGGTTTAGTTTTAGTTTTCTTGCTAAGGTAGTCTAAAACTTTTTCCGCATCGACATAGTTGCCAGCAACGCCTAACCAGCCACCATCAATTGGAAAAATTTTATCTTCAAAATATTTGATGCCAGAGTCGCTATCGGTAAACTGGCTATCAGCTACTAGTAACTTTCTACCCCAATCACCCACAATAGTTGTCATTTTGTTGCCATTAAATATAGACCTACGTTAGAGAAAGCGTACCCTGCGTACACCATAGACATAGCCCAGTTACCTTTAGACCCTTGCTCTACTGATATGTAGGCGTAAATTAGCCCCGTAACTATGATAAGCCAAGCACTCATACCCACCCCATTTATTTATCTAATACCACCCATTTTACATAAAAATGATTACACACAAAAGAATAATTAGTGTAAACTAGGCGTATCTGGGTGATTACCTGTACCGGACTGCCCCAGCAGACAATGCAATGATTGGTACGGGAACTTTTGCATAAGGAATCTTATCATGGCACGTTCTACATTTTCAGGCCCAATTTTAGCTGGTGAACAGCGTATGGGTCCACAACGCTGCGTTGGTACGGCAGAATTAGTTCAAAACGCATTTTTGGACTTTGCTGTAACAACTCCAGGCACAACTAACTACGGCGGCGCATCTGGCGTATTTGTTAGCTCAAACAATATCCCTAACAACATTGGTACTATTTGGACCCCACAAGCTGGTGCTTATAGCACTTCTGGCCCAACTGTTGCTGCTGCTCCTACTGCTGATGCTACTGGTACTAACTACCGCGGTGCAGTATTCTTGCTCCCATACGGTTCAAACTTAATTGATGTAATCATTGAGCAAGGCACTACTCCAACTGATGGTACACACGCTGTAACTTCAATCCAACCATACATCTCTAACGCTTTTACTACTACTACTGGTGTTTATGGCACTTCTGCTGCTATTACAGCTGCTGGTCGTACATACGCTACTTATACATCAACTCAGTTAGACAATGCTAATGGTACATTGCAAGATGTTCAGAACGTACAACCTGGTCAACAGCCTACATGGTTTAGCCAAGTAGTAGTAACTTTGGCATTGACAGCAACTGGTTTGACTTCAGTTAACGCAGGTCAAGTAAATATTACTTTGCGTTATACACAAGCCGACTACAACATTGGTAATGCTACAACATACCCATACGGTAACTTTGATTAATTAATCTGCTAGGGGGTGGTTAACCCCGCCTCCTTTTTAAATCTTTAGGAGATTAATTATGATGCAAACCGATGTAAAAAGCGCACACACTAATGCGTCTGCAGTGTTAGTGTCAGGTCGTTGTCGTTTAAAACAAATTACATTTAATAGTAATGGTACTGCTGGTACGGTTATCCTTTACGATAATGCTTCTGCAGCTTCTGGTAATATTTTGTGGCAGTTTGATTTTGGAGCCAACGTAGTAGCTGTTCCTGTATTGTTGCCGGGCGAAGGTATTTTGGCCCAAAACGGTATTTATGCTACTTTAACAAACGCTAACTCCTGCACTATTTGTTATGGCTAATCATGAGTGAAATTGATCTTATTTCTACTGCAAGAGAACTAGCTACCCACGCGAACGATATCTCACACCTGCAAAGCGATATGGATAAAATGGTCGAAGAAATGAAAGAAATCAAGACCGCTATCCAAGCTATTCAAAAAACATTGGCTGAAGCTCATGGTGGTTGGAGATTATTGTTAGGCGTAGGTGGTGCAGCTGCTTTAATTGGCGCTATTATTGCTAACTTGTTTCAAGGGTTTTGGAGTAAATAATGCCTAAGAAAAAAGGTGTTTCACTCGCAGTTGGTCGTGGAGAAAAGTTACCTGCGTCTAAAGGTGCTGGTCTTACCGCTAAAGGTCGTGCTAAATATAATGCAGCTACTGGTTCGCATTTAAAAGCACCTCAACCAGAAGGTGGTCCACGTAAAAAATCGTTTTGTGCAAGAATGTCAGGAATGCCTGGTCCAATGAAAGATGAGAAGGGTCGTCCTACTCGTAAGGCAGCTAGTTTAGCTAGATGGAAATGTAAATAATGCCAAGTACTTCTAGCAAACAACACCGTTTTATGGAAATGGTAGCTCATAACCCTAAGATGGCTAAGAAAGTAGGAGTACCGCAGTCAGTAGGCAAAGATTTTGTAGCTGCCGATAAAGGTAAAAAATTTAACAAAGGTGGAATGATGAAAGAAAATATGAAGGCTGACATTAAACAAGATAAAGCCATTGTTAAGAAAGCATTTAGAATGCATGATAAACAAGAGCACAAATCTGGCCCAGGTACTGATTTGTCTAAACTTAAAAAAGGTGGTATGGCTATGAAAAAAATGGCTAAAGGTGGTATGGCTAAAGAGTCTATGGGTCCACGTAGTATGTCTAAAGACGTAGAAGCTGGCTCTAATAAATTACGCAAGTTTGGTGAATCTGCTGTCCAGAAAAAAGGTCACACTAAAGGTAAAAACCTTGGTGACTCTGGCAAAACTGTTGCCCCTAAGACTGTTAAGATGGCTAAAGGCGGTAAAGTAAAACGCTACGACGAAGGTGGCGATGTTGATACTCCAGTAGAAACACAAACTATGCAGGGTCAAAACGCTGCTATCAAAGACGATACTCGCGCCCGCGCAATGGCTGCTTTGGCTAGCGGTAATATGGATCAGCAAGTTCCAACCCCAACTAAACCACGCATAAAGTCTAAACCAAAGTCAAACGTAATGACCAAAGCTATGGGTAACATGAACCCAATGGGCGATACCTATAAAAAAGGTGGCGGCGTTAAAAAGATGGCTCGTGGCGGCGGTATTGAGCAACGTGGTAAGACACGCGGAAGATTCTGCTAATCATGAGCATACTAGACGACATTAAAGATAACCTTATTGGTACTGAGAAGCAGAATAAAGAGGGGCAACAAAACCTCGATAAAGCTGCTACTTCTGGGTCTAAGCTAGCCATTGTTTTAGGCGGCAAACCAGCTCCAGCCCCACAGGAACCAGTTAAGAAAGCTAAAGGCGGTAAAATATCTTCAGCTTCTAGTCGTGCAGATGGCATTGCCCAACGAGGTAAAACTCGTGGTACTTATTGTTAAGGAGATTTAAATGAAAATGGTAAAAGAACAAATGGAACCAATGAAAGGCCCAGACATGGTCCATCATGACGACTTCATTTCTAAGCACGAAGATGGCGGTCACGTACATCATAGCGACCACTATGGCAAACATGCTGCAGGCCATAAAAAACATGCTGACCACATCAAAGCTATGTGTGGCGGCGGTATGGCTAAAGGCAAGAAGTAATGATGGCTTCCCGCGGAATGGGTGCTATTGCCCCTTCTAAAATGCCTAGCGGTACTAAGAAATCTCGTAGAGACGATACGGACTTTACTCAGTATTCTAAAGGTGGGAAAGTCGGACTATATGAGAACATTCATAGAAAGCAAGCACGTATTAAAGCTGGCTCTGGTGAAAAGATGCGTCCTGTTGGGTCTAAGGGTGCGCCTACTAAAAAGGACTTTATTGAGTCTGCTAAAACAAGGAAGAAAAAATGAGTACTTTAGATAACATTGAATCGACAATTACAGATTTCTTAAAGCAAGAAGTTACTACACTTACCAAAGAATCTACAGCTGCTGTGGCTGAAGTACAAGCCGTAACTACTAAGGCTGCCCAAAAGATGGTTAGTTTAAGTGCTGATACTTTGAACCAAGTAATCGTTATTCTTAGCAACCTACATATTAAACCTGCAATTTTGGACGAATTAACTAACTTAACAGGTAAGTAAAATGGCTGAAAAGTGGATTCAAAAAGCTATTAAAAAACCTGGAGCTTTACGTGCTGAATTAGGCGCAAAGCCAGGTAAACCAATTCCAGCCAAGAAATTAGCTGCAGCTGCAAAGAAACCGGGCAAGATCGGTAAGCGGGCTCGCTTGGCGGAAACCCTCAAAGGCATGAAAAAATAATGTCCACAACACAGTACACATCTGGTACTTCAGGCTTTAACTTAGACCTCACAGAACTCGTAGAAGAGGCTTTTGAGCGTTGCGGTATGCAGGACCGTACTGGATATGACTTGCGTACTGCGCGCCGTTCTATCAATCTAATGACGATTGAGTGGGCTAATAAAGGTATTAACCTTTGGACTGTTGAAGAAGCTGCTATTCCACTAGTACCAAATCAAGGTATCTACGCACTTCCAGTTGACACAATTGACATTTTGGATGCGGTAACCCGTACAAGTAATGCTAGCCCAACTAATCAGCAAGATATCAATTTAAGCCGCATTTCAGAATCTACCTACTCGACTATTCCCAATAAGTTAACTACTGGTCGTCCTATTCAGATGTGGGTTAACCGCCAGTCTGGGAATGCTGATGCAACCACTTATACAGTAGCTAGTGCGGTTTCTGCTACAAATACAACAATTACTTTAAGTTCTACCCAAGGGCTAAGATCAACAGGCTTTATTCAATTAGACTCAGAAGTTATTGCCTACACTAATATTGTAGGAAACCAGTTACAAAACTGTTGGCGTGGTCAAAACGGCACCACAGCAGCTACCCATACTGTAGGAACTGTTGTCTATAATCAGTATTTGCCTTGTGTGAACATCTGGCCTACCCCCGCTAGCGGAACAACTTATACCCTCGTTTATTGGCGTATGCGCCGTATTCAAGACGCTGGCAGTGGTGTTAATATTGCCGATATCCCATTTAGATTTGTTAACTGCTTTGTAGCTGGGCTTGCTTACATGTTAAGTGTTAAGCTTGCTGGTGTTGACCCACAAAGAGTTATGGGGTTAAAAGCAGATTATGACCAACAATTTGACTTAGCCGCCCAAGAAGACAGAGAAAAGGCAAGTATTCGTTTTGTGCCTAGGAATCTGTTCTATGCGAGGTAAAATATGCCCTCCAAGTATGCTTCTGGTAAACATTCAATTGCGGAATGTGATCGTTGCGGTCAAAGGTATAAACTGGTGGAGCTTAAAAAGCTTACCATCAAAACCAAGCAAGTCAGTATAAAAGTATGTCAAGAATGTTGGGATCCTGACCATCCTCAGTTACAATTAGGGTTATATCCAGTTAATGACCCACAGGCAGTTAGGGAACCCAGACCGGACGTTAGTTACTATGCTTCTGGAGTAGATATTTTAGGTAATATTTCCGGTGGTAGTAGGGTGTTTCAGTGGGGTTGGAATCCTGTAGGTGGTGCAAGTCAGTTTGATACTGCTTTAACGGCAAATTATCTGATTGCAATCTGTCAGGTGGGTACAGTAACAATATCAACAAATTAGGAATAATCATGACATACAAAAAAGCAGGCGACGGACGCGTAGTTAGTAAAGGCAAAACTGATGTAAAGGTTTACCCTAATGACGGTCCTAAAGTAATTGACAACGGCCCAAAAGCCGCTAAAAGCAAACTAAACCAGAACTATAAGTCTATGGGTCGTAACTTGGCTCGTGCAGCTAATCAAAGAGGTCGTTAATCATGGCTAAAGAAATCAAACCAACTAAAGGTGCCGCCATTAAAACGGGCAATGCTAAGAACGCTAAACCAGCTGAAGTTTATGCTATGAATGGTACTTCTGTTAAAGATGGTGAAAGCCCATTTGAGACTTATGTAACTGAGAAATCAGCAAGAGAAGCAGACTTAACAGATCCAGTTCCAAATGGCGTAAGCTATGCTACTGCTAAGAAAAGAAGTGTTGGCGTAGAAACTCGTGGTAATGGCGCTGCAGAGCGTGGTCGTAAGGCGTATGGTCCTTTAGCGTAAGGCTTTTATGGCAATGAATTACACCCAGTTGTGGCAAGCAATTCAAGACTACAGTGAAAATACTGAGGCATTGTTTGTTAATAACATCCCACGTTTTGTTATAGAGGCTGAAGACCGCATATATAACAGCGTACAAATACCTGTGTTGCGTAAAAACGTGACGGGTACACTCTCGGCTGGGAATCAGTATTTATCGTTGCCTTCTGATTGGCTTTCTAACTATTCTGTAGCTATATACACATCCGACTACACCACAGTGCCTTTCACGTACCTACTAAACAAAGACGTGAACTTTATCCGCGAAGCTTACCCAAGCCCTTCCTCACAAGGCACTCCTAAGTATTATGGACTATTTGGACCCCAATACAATAACACTAATAGCCTTTCGCTTATTATGGGGCCAACCCCAGACCAAAACTATCAAGCAGAATTACATTATTTTTATTATCCAGTATCTATTGTGCAGGGCGTAGCATCGGTCTCTACCATTACTAATACGGGCTTTGGATACACTAACGGCTACTACACTAACGTACCCCTAAATGGTGGTTCAGGCGCTGGCTTTACTGCAGATGTCACTGTAGCTGGGCAGATTGTTACTAGCGTAAGTATTAGAAACGGCGGTAACTTTTACGTTGCCAATGACGTGTTAACCGTATCTAACTCATATTTGGGTGGTTCGGGTTCTGGGTTCCAGCTAACAATAAATGTAATTAATAACCCTACAGGCACCAGCTGGCTTGGTACTAACTACGACCCAGTTCTATTCTACGGCTCCATGCGGGAAGCTATGCTCTTTATGAAGGGCGAAGCCGATTTGGTCAAATACTACGAAGATAAGTATCAAGAAGCTCTTTCTCAGCTTAAACGCCTTAGCGATGGCTTGGAGCGTGGCGATGCCTACCGTGATGGTCAAACTAAACTTATGGTTAAAACATGACAATCCAGCAAGGCCAATGCAATATATTTAAACAAAACTGCCTAAGTGGTTTAGAAAACTTTGCAGCTGGTACCCCCTATACTTATAAAATTGCCCTGTATACGGCAGCCGCTAACCTAGACTACACAACCCTAGCCTATACATCGGTTAATGAGGTTATTGGTACGGGCTATACGGCTGGTGGGCAGGCTTTAACTATTAGTCAGGTGCCTACCTATACTACAGGGGCTTCAACAGCCTTTATTTCGTTTGCTAACGTAACTTGGAATCCAGCTAGCTTTACCTGTAGGGGTGCTTTGATTTATAATAACACGACAAATGCGGCGGTTGCAGTACTAGATTTTGGCAATGATAAAACAGCAACATCCACATTTACAGTTACTTTCCCAACGGCTAGTTCCACAACGGCCATTATTAGATTTAGTTAAGGAGCAATTATGCACAATGAATTATCAAACTTTGGCGATGCGGCTAGTGCTGCTGTAACTCGTGGTGCGCCACACGAAGAAATCTTTGGTATCCAAGGATATTACAACGTCAAATGCTACGATGCAGATGGCAACCTAAAGTGGGAAGATATTGCTCCTAACTTGGTTACTGCTGTTGGCAAGCAAGACCTGTTCAACTACTACTTTGGCGCAACATCAAACGGCGGTACAGCTTCAGGCGCTAACTACTTAGGTCTGCTTGGTGGTACTACTACTTACACAGCTGCTGATACTATGGGTTCACACGCATGGACAGAAGTTGGTGGTACAAATGCTCCGGCTTACACAGGTAACCGTCAAGCCCCAACATGGACAACTGCTACTAGCACAGGTTCTACACCAACTAACGTAACTTCAAAAACAGCTCCAGCATTGACTTTCTCAATGACTTCTTCTGGTACTGTTGCAGGTTGCTTTATTAACTCTGGTTCTGGCGCATCTGCTACTAAAGATACAACTACTGGCGTTCTATATTCTGCTGGTTCGTTTACTGGTGGTAGCAAAACTGTAGCTTCTGGTGACTCTCTAGCAGTTACATATACAACTACAGCGACTAGCTAATTTTAATCTCTATGGGGGTTAAGAATGTCGAATTGTGCGGTTGTAGACGCTAATGGCGTAGTAGTAAATATTATTGTTGCCGAGCCAACTGACGTGCCTCCGGAAGGTTGCACGTTGGTGCTTCTTCCTTTCTGCGATATTGGTTACACATGGGATGGTAAAACATTCAATCCACCAGTAGGTAGCTAATGGCTAACCGTTACTGGGTTGGTGGCTCCGGTACTTGGGATGCCTCATCTACTACACACTGGTCTGCTTCGTCAGGCGGTGGTAGTGGCGCATCCGTACCGACTTCTACTGATGCTGTTTTCTTTGATGCCAATTCAGGCACAGGCACAGTTACTTTAACTGGTGCGCTTAATTGCACTAGCATAGATACAACCGGCTCATCGTTTACTTTTAGTTCAACTGGCACAATATCTTGTGCTGGTAATTTTACTTTATCTTCAACTACAGTTTGGTCTGCAACAGGTTTACTTACTTTTACTGCATCAGCTACCATAACTACAAATAATGTGGCATTGTCGTGTGCAGTTACTTTAAATACTTCTGGTGGGACTATTCAGCTAGGAAGTAATTTAACAATACCTAATACTGCATTTCTTACTATAACTGGTACTTCATTTACCACTAATAATTACAATTTTACTGGTGGAACATTTTATACAACGGGTACGGGGTCAACATATAATTTTGGTACTTCTACAATTAGTGTAAACAATTATGGAACGTGTATTTTATTTAATTTAGGTAATACGGTAAATGGTGCAGCATGTACTATTTTTATCGGCAATACAATTTATGCTTCAACTGGAGTACTTTTAAGCAATTATTTATTTGGAACTTTACAGCTAGGGTTATCTTCAGTATCTAATAACTACATACTTAGTTCAATTAATGTAAACAGTCTTATATGCAATAAAACAGTACCAAGTATTATTCAATTTAATACCGGTACTACAAACACAGTTAATAACTGGTCAGTAAGCGGAACTGCGGGAAATTTAGTTTCTATTCAAGCTAATTCCGGAACTTCGCCAGTTGTTAACTATACTGGTAGTGGCGTAGTCTCTATGGACTATATTGCTGCCAACAACGTTACTTTCACCCCCGCACCATCTGCAACACAACCATACGTTTGGTATGCTGGTTCACATTCTACAAATAACGGAAATACTTCAGGAATATTATTTCAGCCAACTACAGTTAAAGCCTATTTATTAACCACAGGGACAACTTGGACAGTACCATCCGATTGGAATAATACAAATAACACTATTCATATGATTGGAGCTGGTGGCGGCGGTGGAAGTGCGGCGGTATCAGGAAACAACAGAGCAGCAGGCGGAGGAGGAGGCGGTGGTGGATATACAGTTTTAACTAATCAATCTTTAACTCCAACAAGTACAGTTAATTATCAAATTGGCACCTCTGTTCTTAATGCTAATGGTGGTGATACTACATGGAATAGTGGGGCAACAACGGCAGGCGGTGGTTTAAAAGGCAATGCTACAACAACTCCTAGCTCTTCTGGTGGTGCTGGCGGTACTGGAACTTATGCAGGTGGTGCAGGTGGTGCTGGTACTTTTGGAACAACTGCTAGTTTAGCTTATGGTGGTGGCGGAGGCGGCGGTGCCGGAGGACCTAACGGAATAGGTGGTAATGGAGGGAATGGATTTGGTTCTGTAACTATTGACGCTAATATAGGTGGTGGGGGTGGCGGTGGTAATGGTGGCGGCAGTAATGGAGCAAACGGTTCGTCCTCAGTAGGAGGAGGGGGCGGAAACAATTTTAACGGAACAGGTGGTGGTACAGGTGGCACAAATACGCCCCTTGTTGCAGCTGGAAATGGAACGCTTGGCGGCGGTGGGGGAGGTGCTGGCGGCCCTTATACTGGTGGTAATGGTGGTTCAGGTATAGACATTGCAAATACCTTAGGTGGCGGCGGTGGTAAAGGCGGTGATGGTACTACTGTTAATTTAGGTTTGTATGGCGGCGGCGGTGCAGGTGGAGCTATAAGCACAGCAGGAGTTACAGCTGCCTCATCTGCTGGTTCTCAAGGTGTAATTTTTATTATTTATACGCCGTCAATATTAGTAAGCATAGTAGAACCAAGCACAATATCTGATTTACAAAATAGTTTATTAATTTTTAATAGCGCTATTACGGAAAGCTTTCAAACTGCTGACTTATTAACAACTACATGGAATACTAACGCAAATATTACGGAGGACTTTCAACCAACGGATATAGTAACAACCGTATTTAATGCCAATGCAAATGTCACAGAAAACTTTCAATCTGCTGATACAAACACTGTTGTAACATCTTTTGTTTCTAGTATTGTAGAAAGTAGCTCCATACTAGACATAGAAAGTGTGGCCGCTGGATTTGTTTCTAGTATTACTGAGCCCACAGCTTTAACAGATACAGAGCTAGTAACCAAAATATTAATAGCCGCTATTTCAGAACCAGTAAGTACAGCCGATTCTGAAAGTATAATACTTACTTTTAACGTGCTAATATCAGAAAATGTTACTTCTAATGAGGTATCTAGCACTACTGCTACCTTCAGAGTATCCGAAGTGGAAAACATAAATATGTTAGAAGTTACAATGGGGTATGGTTGGAGTATTTTAGATAACACCGAAAACACCCAATGGGTCCAAGTAGATAACCGACAATAAGGAGGGCGTATGGCTAATTGTGCAGTTGTTGATTCTAAAAATGTAGTAGTAAATATTATTGTTGCCGAGCCAACTGACGTGCCTCCGGAAGGATGCATATTGGTAGAAATCCCATTTTGTGACATTGGTTATATTTGGGATGGTAAAACCTTTAAGCCACAGGCTAACTAATGGCGGCTAGATATTGGGTTGGTGGAACTGCATCTTGGGATGCTACTGCTGGTTCTAAATGGGCATTGACTACTGGTGGTGCTGGTGGTCAAGCTGTCCCTACTTCTGCTGATACTGTTTTCTTTGATGCCAATTCAGGTGCTAATACTGTTACTTTAGGTAGCGGTTATAACCCCACTATTTCAACTCTGACAATGACAGGGTTTACAGGAACATTAGCATTTGGCACACAGAATATTTCATTAGCTGGTACAGCAACAATATTTACAGGAGCAACAAATTATTCTGTAACAGGAACACCAGTAATTAATTGCACAGATTCAAGTACAGCTTCAAAAACAATAGTTCCTGCCGCAGTTACAGAAGCTAATGCTATTAGTTTTAATGTTACAGCTGGTACTGGCTCTTTAACAATAAGCTCAAGCATAAAAAATTTAGACCTTACTGGCTTTAGTGGAACACTTGTAAACTCTACTAGAACAATATATGGAAATTTAATTATTTCCACAGGAATGACTTTGACTGGCGGTGCAAATACTACAACTTTTGCCGCCACATCAGGCACACAAACAATTACTAGCAATAATAAAACACTAGACTTTCCAATTACTATTAACGGAGTTGGTGGCACAATTCAGTTAGTAGACGACTTAATACTAGGTTCTACAAGGACTTTAACCTTAACCAACGGCACATTTGACGCTAATAATAAGAACGTAACTGTCGGATTATTTAGTAGTACAAACTCCAACACAAGAACCTTAACTATGGGTTCTGGCACTTGGTCATTAAGTGGTACTGGTATTGTTTGGGATACAACCACAACAACGGGACTTACATTTACTGCTAGCCCCAATATTATTTTAAGTAATAACTCAACAACTAGCAGACAATTTTCTGGCGGTAGTTTAACTTATAATACTTTGACTATTGGTGGTGCAACTGCAACATCAACAACAACTTTTGCAAATACAACAGCAACTATAGGAACATTAGCAAGTACAAAAACAGTAGCCCACACAATCACAAATACTGCAAACGGAACACGCATAAACAACTGGACTATAACTGGAACTGCTGGAAATATAGTAACTGTAAACTCATCTGTTGTAGGAACACAAAGAACATTTATTTACACAGGTAGTGGAACAATATCTATGGACTATATGTCCATTACTGATATTAACTTTTCCTATACTTTAGGCCCATCAAATCCTTACCTTGTTTATGGTGGTGTAAGCTCTACAAATGGCGGTAATAATGCTGGCATATTGTTTCAACCAACATCCAATACGGCGTATTTATTAACCTCAGGAACTTCTTGGACCGTCCCTTCTGGTTGGAATAATAGCAACAACTCAATTTATTTAATTGGAGGGGGAGGGGGAGGAGCAACTAGCGTATCATCCGCAAGCACTCAAGCTGGTGGTGGCGGCGGCGGTGGTGGTGGTTATAGGCGCTTATCTAACCAATCATTAACTGTTGGGGCATCAATACCTTATGCAATCGGTTCTGGCGGGGCGGCTGATACTAACGGCGGAAACACCACTTTTAATACAACTAATATTGCTGGTGGAGGTCAAAAAGGAACGGCAACTACAACTCCAACATCTGCGGGCGGTGCTGGTGGCACAGGAACTTTTGTTGGCGGTGCTGGCGGTGCTGGCGCTACTACAACAGTCACTTTTACATATACTGGTTCTGGTGGTGGTGGTGGCGCTGGAGGTCCCAACGGAGGAGGTGGTAAAGGCGGTAACGGAGATAGTAGCACTACTGCAACCGTAGCTGGCGGAGGCGGAGGTGGTAACGGCGGAGGTTCTACTGGCGGCAACGCTCTAGGGAGTGGTGGCGGTTCGGGCGGTAATAATTTTAGTGGAACTGGTGGCGGGTCAGGAACTGGAAACGGAAAACTTGGTGGTGGTGGCGCTGGAGGCAGTAACGGAGCTTCTGGTACCTTGGGTGGTTCGGGAGTAGACATTGCTAATACGGTGGGCGGAGCAGGTGGCGCTGGAGGCAGCGGATATGGAGCTGGTACTTCAAATACGGGTTTATATGGTGGCGGTGGGTCAGGGGGTGGAGCAACCGCTCTTGGCGCCGTAACTGCTGGCGGTGCTGGGTCCCAAGGCGCAATCTTTATTATTTATAGTTTTGGAACGGCTTATACAGGAGCTATTACAGAAGCGTTTACTATTGCAGACTTAATGTCTGTACTAGCTAGTTTCTCAAGCAACATTTCTGAATCGAACACCCTAGCTGATACCCCAACTACAACCGCTTCATTTAACTCGGATATATCAGAAGACAATACCTTAGCGGACAGCAACGTAGGTAACGCAACTTTTAACAATAATAGCGTATCTGAAAGCACAAATTTAACAGATACCCCTAATGCAGCTACAATTTTTGCATCTTCTATTTCAGAAGCCATAACAGCAGGTGACACCGAGTCCATCATAGCTGCTTTTGCTGCGGCTATATCCGAGGCAATTCTTTCCGAAGCTGATACCGAATCTTTAATTGCAACATTTAGCGTAGCTATTACCGAAGCTATTACAGCGGAAACCGACACTGAGTCTTTAATTGCAACATTCTCATCTGCTATAACAGAAGCCTTAAATATTGCTGATGCGCAGTCGGTTGTAACCGCTTTTGCTGGAGCCATTACTGAAAACGCTGGGATTGCTGATACCCAAACTGTAATTGCAGCTTTTTTAAGCGCTATATCCGAAAACGCAAACATAGCCGACACTGAATCGGTAACTGCTTCATTTAACAGCGCAATTTCTGAAACTTATACCATAAGCGATGCAGAATCAGCCGCTGCCTCATTTTCTACGCAAATCTCAGAACCCAATACTCTAGCTGACTCCGAGTCTGTCCTAGCTACCTTTGCTTATACTGTTTCTGAAGCCTTAACTGTTGCGGACACGCAAGATGTAGTAGCTGCCTTTGCTAGTGCTATATCTGAAAATATAAACCCAGACGATACCCCATCAGCTGTAGCTAGCTTTATTACCGCCATTACTGAAGCTATTCTGGCAGAAGAAGATATTGAGTCTTTAATTGCTACGTTCTCAGTATCTATTACAGAAGCCATCCTTGCGGAAGAAGACACAGAATCTTTAATCGCCACATTCTCGGCAGCGATTTCCGAGGCTTTATCCGTAGCTGATTTAGAAACAGTAGTAACCGCTTTTGTCGCAGCAATTACAGAAAACGCTAACTTAGACGATACAGAAACAGGAATAGGGCTTTTTGCCCCAACCATAACAGAACCCGTAATCCTAGCTGACACCGAAACAGGGGTAGCCAACTTTGCTGCCGTAATTAGCGAAGATACTCAAATTGCCGATACCGAGTCTGCCGTAGCTGCTTTTGCAGCATTGATTACCGAGGCTGCTACTTTAGCTGATGCTCAATCAGTTTCTCTTGTTTTTAGTACCAATATTTCTGAAGCTATAACCCTAGCCGACTCCCAAACAGTCGTAGCCACCTTTGCCAGCTTAATTTTTGAAGGGGTTGGCATTGCTGAAACCGAGTCTGTAGCGGCTAATTTTGCTGTTGCTGTGTCTGAGGGTAGTAGTATTGCGGATATTGAGGTGGTATTAGCCAGCTTTGCATCCAGTATTTCCGAAGCGCTGACTGCAGCTGATTCCAGCGTAGTAGTAAAAATCTTTAATTCCGCTATTACCGAAAACCTTTCTGTAGCTGATGCCGAGACGGTTAAGGCGGTCTTTGCAGGACTTATTTCAGAAAACTTAGTTCCAGCCGATTCAATTACCGTTATCGCTTCGTTTAGTAGTCAAATAGCCGAGAATTTGGTATTATTAGATAGCCCATTCCCACGTGGTTGGTTTAAAATTGATGATAGCCAAACGGGTTCATGGAACGCAGTAAACAACGGAAATACAGCAGTTTGGACAGATATCAATGACGGACAAACAGTAGTTTGGACTAAAGTTAATAACAACTATCCATAAGGATAAAACATGGCATCAACATACTCAACATCATTAAAACTCGAACTAATCGGTAGTGGAGACCAGTCTGGAGTATGGGGAAACACGACTAATAATAACTTAGGTGCATTGCTAGAACAGGCTATTACTGGTGTTCAATACATCACAATGACCAATGCCAACTATTCGTTGTCAAATTACAACGGTACCCTAGACGAGGCTCGTAACCCAGTTTTGGTTATTCAAGGCACAAACAGCGCTATTTATCAGGTAATTGCCCCACTAGTTAATAAGCAATACATTGTATTTAATAATACTACTGGCGGATATTCAATCACTATTGGTGGTACTACTGGCTCAACTGTAACAATCCCTAACGGCGTTACTGCAACGGTTTATTGTGATGGCATTAATTTCTATAGCGGTAATACTGGAACTGCTGGTAGCTGGGCTGTAACTGGTAATGAAACAGTAGGTGGCTCTTTAGGGGTTACTGGTAACTCAACTTTTACTGGCACAACCACCCATACCGGCACTGCAACTTTTAACGGCACCGCAACCTTTAATAGCACCACAACTGTACCAACTCAGTCAACTGGCGATAGCTCAACTAAGGCAGCCAATACCGCTTTTGTAAACAACCAAATCAACGCCATTACATCTGTTGCCAGCGCTAAAAACATTGCTAACTCTGGTGGCTGGAGCGTTACTCCATCAGGGACTAAACTTTATTTTAACTACAACGGCACTAACGTAGGCTCTTTAGATTCATCAGGTAATTTTATTGCCCTTGGCAACGTAACCGCATACGGAACCCCATAATGCTCTTTGAAATCCATGCAGAAAAGAACAGTACCGACCAGAAAGTTTTTTTCTACGACAACATGACTAATATCCTCAAGAGCGAGGACGGGATTGTTTTTAAATACCCAGAAGGCGACCAAGCCCAGCAACATGCGCATCAGCCGTATACTGCTTTTGATAAAGATCATCCCCTAAAAAAGTCCAAACATATTCAGCTGCTTAAAATCCAGCTAGGCTTGGGCTGTAACTATTCATGCGATTACTGCTCGCAGAAGTTTGTAGAAAGACCAGAATCAACCTCATTCAAAGATGTAGCAACGTTTCTACAAAAGCTTGAGGTTCTAGAGTTTAATGAGCAGCATGGGCTTAAAGTGGAGTTCTGGGGTGGCGAGCCACTTGTCTACTGGAAAACCCTAAAGCCGTTGGCAGAAGCTATCAGGGAGAAAATCCCCTATGCTAAGTTCTCTATTATTACTAACGGCTCTATCCTGACTGAAGAGATTATTGACTGGCTAATGATGCTAGACTTTTCTGTATCTATTTCACACGATGGTCCAGGGCAAGCAGTTAGAGGTCCAGACCCATTCGATGACCCAGAAAAGAAAGAGTTAATCCTAGGGTTCTATCGCATGATGACCCGCCTTAACAAAAACATTAGCTTTAACTCGATGCTATCTAAAAACAACCAGAGCCGCAAAGCCATATCCGACTGGTTCCGTGAACTTACTGGTGATCCTAATATTTCGCTAGGTGAAGGTGGGATTGTGGATGCTTACGATGAAGATGGCATAACTAATTCTTTACAATCCAAGCAAGAACACTTTACATTCCGCCGTACAGCCTTTACAGATATCTTTGCTACGGACGGCAACATTGCATTTAAGATGCAGCTAGATAAGATCAACCAGTTTACCAATGCGGTTCTATCCCATGCTAGCGCCGAGTACTTAGGTCAAAAGTGCGGTATGGATGATGAGCATGTGCTGGCTGTAGATATGCATGGCAATGTTCTTACCTGTCAAAACGTATCTGCTGTAGAAACAAGTAAAAACGGAAAATCCCATTTAGGTGGCAACTTAGATGCCTATGAGGATGTAGCTATTAAAACTTCTACACATTGGAGTAATCGTGCTGAATGTTCCTCTTGTCCTGTCTTACATTTGTGCAAAGGAGCTTGTATGTTCCTCGATAACAAATTTTGGAAAATCTCTTGCGCTAATGCATACTCTGATAATGTTGCCCTATTTGCCCTATCTATATACAAAATGACTGGGTATATACCCACACTAATTAAAGCTGAGGGTTTACCCTTAGACCGCCAAGATGTATTTGGCACAATATTTAAACATGAAGAAACGCCAATTAAAAAGATTATTCCTATCAAGGTAGTCAGCGAAGTAGTTGGCAAAATTGACGACGTAGAAATCTATGGAAAATCGAGGGTAGCAGCATGACATTACCAAGCTCAGGGACAATATCAATCAGTCAAATTAGTACAGAGATTGGACAGCCATCAACATATACAGATAGCTTGTCTTTTCTTAATGGCTTATTGCTAACTCCTGTTTCTACCCCAAGCCTTACCGCGTTCTATGGGTTAACTTATTACCAAAATACTAACCAAGGCAACTGCTCTAACGGTAACTGCACATCTAACTGTAACTGCGGCAATATCCAATGTACTAACTGCTACATCGCCGGGACTGTAGATTGCGTAAACTGCCAAACTAAACCATATTTGCAGACCGGTACTAACTGTACTGCTTGTACTTATAATTGCCAAACAGGTCCTGTATCTTACAACTGTAACTGCGCATGTAACTGCTCTAAAATTATTTGTGCCAAGTTAAACGAACAAGGCTATATGGACCCTAACGTCTGGGTAGCTGACCAAGCCTATGGTAGAATGCTGCGTAAAAACGACAGAAGAGTATATAGAGGATATATACGTTGGGCTAGAACTGTAACAGCTTGGATGGATGGTAAAGGTCCAGATTGTTTCCTATGGATAAAGAAAGAACATCGTGCTGCAGCTCAAAAAGAAGCTATTACAAAAATGGCGTTGCGTATTGGAATACCTTGGTCTGAACACATGGCATACCTCATGGGAGCTCGTCCTAATGATAACTTGCGTGGTCGGGTTCTTATGGCTATTGGGAAGCCTATTAGTCGTTTCATTGATCATATACCTCACCGCAAAGGTCACCGGATCTTAACGCTATGGACTATGTGGGCTTTATTTTGGATGAGCCATTGGGCTGCATCTGCCGTGGTAGCTAGCAATAAAAAACTATCATCTTTTAAAGGTAAATTAGCATGATTGAAAATTCAGAAATCCCACCAGTAGAACCTAATGAAATTGACATCTATCGCCAGCACGTTGTGCATTATTTTGACCATCAAATGGGTCACGATATTCTTCAGCTATCTCAACCGGAAAAAGAACGTTTATTCCAAATGCTCACCGATTATGCGGATGTTTTAGAAAAGATTTTCCATTCTGGCATTCCAATCCTAGAGCATATCTTGGGCAAACCTTGGGCAGCTGCTAGAGCAAGACCCCATGCTGGTATAGACTTCGAGCATGATTGCGAGATTATTCGTCAATATGAAATGTGGAAAAATGTTCCAAAAACTGAACCAGAAGTTTAAAAAGCTGGAGTACACCCAAAAAGAAGAGCAAATCTCCTATGGAGAAGTTATCTCATACCATAACATCCATATTAAACAAGGTGGGGTATTGTACGTAATACCCAGAAGATATAGAGAAGACTTTACTGTTTCGGTTATGAAAATTCAAGATGCTGTTCCGCCGCATACTGATAGCGAGATTAAATGCACTATTAACTTTTATATACAGCCAGAGCTATGCATTACCAAGTTTTACAGGCCACTAGAAAGTTATTCTGAGCCACTATTAACTTATCAAGTTGAGAATCAAACTAATGGTTTTGTATACGATAAGAAACATTTGGTTTGCACTGGCAATTTTATTGCCCAGCCTGGAGATGCTTGGCTTTTAGATGTAACTAAGATTCATGCAGTAGATTGCATATTTCCAATAAAAGAACGCATTGCTATTACCCTAGGCACGGATAAGCATACCTATGAAGAAGTAAAGCAAATGTTACATGAAACGGGGAATCTATAATGTTTTACGAAGAGCTTGACTGTTTAAAGATTGACCATGCACGTCTTTTATTTAACTTAAAACATCATGTATTTCCTTTAGGTAAGCAGATTATTCAAGGAGAAGATTATGAAACACCGGCTTATCATGGCTTTGGCGGCTGGTCTATTACTTCCCGTACTGGTGATTGGCGAGATGGTTGGGATTTTTTCCAGAATGACCACGGAGAAGCGATGGAAATCTACTTTCCACAAAACGATAATAACTTTAAAGCACTTAAATTCTTCGATATTGCGCACTCTATGGAGCATAAGAACCCTACCCAAGCATGTGTGGGAGAATTTGCGTACATAGTAAATCAGCTAGAGGACTTAGGGTTTTACCCTAGAAGAGTAAGGGTTACCTGCTTAAAAGCTGGGGCTAAGTCTTTGGTGCATAAAGATGCCGATGGGGGCGAGTATATGGCTAGAATCCATATCCCTTTAATTACTAATCCTAAATGCGTCTTTATTTCAGATGGGCAGCATTTACATATGCAAGCGGGCAAAGCTTATATAGTTTGGGTTAATAATTGGCACCAGATTCGCAACGATTCAGACCAAGACAGGTACCATATTATCTGCGATGCCTATGATACTAAAGGCAAAACTAAGGGTTTTCGGTATAATGCAGACATAACCGAACTGAAAAATCACGCCCTAGAATACCGTAAAAACGTAGATGCGGCAGTAATTGAACCAGAGTTATTAGAAAAGTTTGAAACAGTAAGACAGAGTTTTATAACAAAAGGGAAACACAAATGAAAAAGCATGTAGTTAAAGCCTTGAAATGGGCATTAAGTAAATTTGAGCCAACTAAAGAAGAGATTACACCTTGGCCTTTCCCAACACCAGAAGCGGCAAATAAGGTACGTAAAATTGTAGTTAAAGCCACAACCCGTAAGGCTAAAGTACCGGCAAAAACATCGGCAAAAAAGAAAAAATGAAATCGTATTTCGTCAAGTTAATGTCTGGTAAGGACAATGCTACTCCTGATTTGGGGCGGCATTCTTGGCTTTTTTGTATGCTAGCTGTAGTATTTGCGACTATTTATAACGCTATAAGTACTGGGTTAGTTGACATAGAGAAGTTATATATGGGTTTAGCTGCCGTTGTGGGAGCACATGGAATGGCGCTTTGGGCTAAACAAAATACTGAACCTTCAGATAATTCTGGGCCGGGGGCATGATGTGGAGTTTAATAAGTGGGTATGCTAATTACATCAAAATTGGATTATATGTTGTGGCTGCTTGCGGCATTTTTTATTGTGGTTTCCATATTGGTAATCAAAGATATTTGGATTACAAGCGAGTTAATGATGAAGTGGTCGCACAGCAAGAAATTAAAATCGAAGCCATCAAAAAAGAACACGAATTAGTCACTAAAGGAATACAAGATGAATACGATGCGAAGCTTGCTCTTTTGCGCCAGTATTATGCTAATGGGGTGCGCCAGTCAGGTACCAGTTCAGTGCCCGGAATCACCACAACCCCCAAAATCGCTGATGCAGCCGCCGCCTACTCAATACTTGCTGGACAATGTGCGGAAACAACCCTCCAATTAGTAGAGCTCCAGAAATGGATTAATGAACAAATAGGTATTAAATGAGTCCGGAACAGTTAAAGATATTAAATATTGATGCAGATAAATGGTACCAGCCACTAGTCGACACTTTTATTAAATACGGAATTAGTACTACTAAAAGACAAGCAGCATTTATAGGACAGTGCCAACATGAGTCAAACAACTTCCGAACTCTTGAAGAGAACCTTCATTACTCTGCCAATGGACTTATGCGTACATGGCCCTCAAGATTTCCTGATGTTGATGTGGCTGAGAAATACGCAGAAAATCCAGAAAAGATTGCTAACAAAGTGTATGCTGGTAGAATGGGGAACACCCAAGATGGTGATGGGTTTGCGTTCCGTGGCAGAGGAGTTATACAGCTAACTGGGCGTGACGAGTATAAAAATTGTGGGGATGCTCTAAAACTTAACTTAATAGATTTTCCTAATAACTTACTAGTACCTCAATATGCAGCTTTAAGTGCAGGTTGGTTTTGGAATAAAAAAGGCTTAAATGCTTTAGCCGATGAAGGTGATTTAAAAGAAATGACCCGCCGTATTAATGGCGGTATGGATGGATATAACGAGCGAGTTGCGTATATTGCAGCAGCACAAAAAGCACTGGATACCTACTAATGCCTTTACAAAAACTACAATTTAGACCTGGTTTAAACCGTGAAGGCACTGATTACTCTAACGAGGGTGGTTGGTATGATGGGGATAAGATTAGGTTTCGTTCTGGCTTTCCAGAAAAAATTGGCGGTTGGATTAGATTTGCTAATTCTACGTTTGTAGGAGTATGTAGAGATTTATGGAACTGGGTTGATTTAGCTGGTAATAACTATGTAGGTATGGGTACTAGCAAGAAATACTATATTGCAAGGGGCGGTTCCTTTTACGATATAACCCCTATATATCAAACTAATACTTTAGCAACAAACCCATTTAGTACCCAATCTGGTTCTAATATTGTTACCATTAATGACCCAAACTATACTCCTAACGTAGGGGATTACATAATTATTTCTGGTGCAACTGCTGTTGGTGGTATTATTTTAAGTGGTGAATATGTAATTACTTCAGTTCCCAGTGCTATTACTTATACTGTTGTTGCAACTAATAATGCCTCATCTACAGCTACAGGCGGCGGTTCTTCTGTAGTAATCCAATATGAATTACCTTCTGGTCTAGATGTATATACGACAGGTACTGGATGGGGTGCAGGTTCTTGGTCACCTACTATTCTTACAACTTTAGGGGCTAACCCTTTCGCTACTACTTCTGGTAGCAGTACTGTAACGGTCACTTACCCAGCGCATAATCTTATTACAGGTAACTACATAGCTTTTGCAGGGGCTACTACTTTTGCTAGCATACCGCTAAACATGATTAACAACACCTTTGCTATTACGGTTACTGGTGTAAATACATTTACTATTACCCTTCCTAGCGGCTTTACGGCTACAGCTACTACAACAGGTGGTGGTTCAGCAGTTATTGTTTATCCGCAATATGGCACAAGGGGATGGGGTACAGCTGCTACTATTGGTGTTGGTTCGCAACTACGTCTTTGGTCTAGCGATAACTTCGGTCAAAACCTCTTGCTTGCCCCCAGAGGCGGTCAACTTTATTATTGGCAAGATGCAACTGGTACTAGCGTACGGGCACAGCCTTTAAGTACTTTATCTACATACAATGGCTACTCAGGAGCATATGTTCCTACTAATACTAACCAAGTTCTTTCTTCAGCTATCCAGCGTTTTGTGATTGCTTTTGGTGCTAATAGCTATCTAGCTGGAACTCCTAATACGCAATTTAACCCAATGCTAGTTCGTTGGTCAGATCAGGGTAATGAATATCAGTGGGTTCCTTCAATAACAAACCAATCAGGTGAGTTTCCATTATCTAACGGCTCTTATATTATGGGGGCTCGTGCAACCCGCCAAGAGATTCTCGTTTGGACTGATTCATGCCTATATTCTATGCAGTACTTAGGCTCTCCTTATGTTTGGGGTTTCCAAGTATTGATGGATAACATTTCCTGTATTTCACCTAATGCCATGATTACGGTTAACAACGTAACTTACTGGATGGGCACAGAGAAGTTCTATATGTATTCTGGTACTGTGCAAACTCTACCATGCTCGTTACGTCAGTATATTTTTGACGATATTAATGAAAACCAAGCCTATCAGATATTTGCAGGGGCTAACGAAGGTTATAACGAAGTATGGTGGTACTACTGTTCTAATGAGTCTAATAACGTTATTGATAAGTACGTCGTATATAACTATTTAGATAGGGTTTGGTATTACGGTACTATGTCTAGAACTGCATGGTTAGAAACAGGTATCCAACAATACCCAGTAACTGCTAACTATTTAACAAGTGCGGTATTCTCTGGATTTATTTCTGGTACAACGTTAACAGTTACTAATATGACTTCTGGGGTAATTTCTTTAGATACCACTTTATCGGGTACAGGAGTTACAACAAATACAACGATTGCAGATTATGGTACAGGTACTGGCGGTGTTGGAACATATTCAGTAAATATTAACCAAAATATAGGTTCACAAACAGCTCCAATATCTATGGCTACTACTGGCGGATACGGATACTTGTTATACCAAGAAAATGGTGTTGACGACAACTCAGGATTAACTACTAGAGCAATTGATTCATATGTGCAGTCTTCAGACTTTGATATTGGTGATGGACATAATTTTGGATTTGTATGGCGTATTCTGCCTGACGTTAACTTTAACGGTTCTAATGTTGCTTATCCATCTGTGACTATGACTTTAAGACCAAGAGAAAACTCAGGTACTCCTTACGGTACTGCAGATAATCCAACAGTTACTAGCTCCCAAGTTTATGGAACACCAATTCCTAGTGAATACACGATACAACAATTTACTGGACAGGTATACACTCGTTTGCGTGGTCGTCAAATGGCATTTAGAATTGAATCTAATACTATTGGAGTTGCTTGGCAGCTAGGTAGTCCCCGTATTGATATTAGGCCTGATGGAAGAAGATAATGGCTGGTAAAAATATATTATTAAAAGGCACACAAGCCCCTAACTTACCTATTGCACCAACTGAGTATACTCAGCACTATATAGACCAGATGCTTAATGCTTTGCGTCTTTATTTTACGCAGATAGATAATTTTACCCAAGCAACAGGTCTGCCTTTTTATGGCGCTACTGCAGATAGACCAGTTAGTAATGTGCAAGCACCTCTTCCGATTGGGCAACCATATTTTGATACTACTCTCGGATATCCTGTTTATTGGAATGGTTCTACTTGGATTACAGCTGTCCCAGCTTCTGCTTCCGTATCTTCATTTAGTGGTGGTACTACTGGACTAACTCCATCTACTGCTACAACTGGGGCAATTACTCTGGGTGGGGTTTTAAGTGTAGCAAATGGTGGTACAGGGTCTTCCTCAGGAGTTGCGTCTGTTATGACGGGTGCTATTCAGATGTGGCCTACTACTAGTGCCCCTACTGGGTATTTGCTATGTAATGGTGGGTCATACTCTACATCTACTTATGCGGCATTATTTTCGGTAATTGGATATACTTTTGGCGGTTCTGGTGGGTCTTTTTTACTTCCTAACTATGTAAATCGTATGCCATATGGTACAACTATTGGTGCTACAGGCGGTTCTGCAGATGCTACTTTAGTAGCTCATAGTCATGGTATTAACATTAATGACCCAGGACACCAACACATTTTTGGTGCGGATGACCAAGTAGCAAGCCAAGGTGGATATAACGTACAAAGCGGATTCTCTTATGATGCTACTTCCACTACTTCTGGTGGTGGCGTAAACTTGTATACAAAACGTACAGACAATACTAATAACCCACAAACTACTGGTATTACAGCTTCTAGCAATACACAAGGTGGAAGCGCAACAGGGGCTAATTTGCCCCCATACCTCGGTATTAACTTTATTATCAAGACTTAATTATGCTAAAATCAGTCAAGTCTAACCCTAGAAAGTACTAATATGGATGCTGGAATCGGCGAAACAATGGCAATCAGCGCCCTTATCGGTGCTGGTGTGGGTGGTGCTTCTTCTGCTGCGCAAGGTGGCGATCCCTTAAAAGGGGCTTTAATGGGCGGTGCTTTAGGTGCCGTTACTGGTGGATTTGCTGGTGGGGCTGGTGCTGGCGCTGCTGGTAGTGCTGTTGCTGATTCTACTACTTTGGTTCCTGGCGCTGTTGCTGGCGCGGCTCCTGCAGCTACTGGTACGGCTCTTACTGATGCCGCTTTAGGTTCTGGTGGTGGATTTGGTTTAACTGGTGCATCTACTGGCGTAGGTATTGGAGCAGGTAACGGAGCAGTGGGGGGTTTAATGGCTCCTACAGCCGGTATTTCTGGTTTAGGTTTACCTGCTGCGGCTACTGGCTCTTTAGGGGCTGGTGCTACTACTGGTGCAGTAGGTTCTGGTTTAGGTGGTGCTTTTGGTACAGGCCTTTCTAATATGGGCTTGGCTGCTGATGTGGGTGGTGGTTATTTGGCTGGTACTATTGGTGCCCCAATTAAAGGCGCACAAAATCCAAATGCTGCCCCATATACTGGACCTCTTACACAATTACATTACAGCCCAGGTGCATTTACTCCATCTACTCCTTCATATGCACCAGGAAGTGTTTATGTGCCTCATTATGCTGCTGGCGGAATTACCCAAGCAATGCCCCCAAATGTAGACTTTATGTCCGGTGGTGCATATCCAATGAGTCAGCAACAAACACCTCAATATAATACCCCATCCCAAATGCCAGTAGGCGCACAAAATGCCCAAATGGATAGTAACGAACCATCAACTAACCCATTAACAGGTGAGCCTACACAAATGATGGCTTCTGGTGGTATTGCAGGTCTTTTAAAAGGTCGTGGCGATGGTATGAGTGATGATATCCATGCAACTATTGGTGGCTCGCAGCCTGCCCGTCTTGCTGATGGTGAGTTTGTTGTACCCGCCGATGTAGTATCTCATTTAGGTAATGGCTCCACTGATGCAGGTGCAAAGCATTTATATAAGATGATGGATAAAGTTCGTCATGCACGTACTGGTCGTAAAGCACAAGGCAAACAAATTAAAGCAGGGGGCTTTTTACCAGCATGAACTTAACTGTCCGTTATGTAGCTAATACGCATGCAGCTCAAACATGGCCTTTAATAGAAAAGTATGTGCTGGCTGCAATGGAAAACGGTTTTGGTGATTACACATTAGATCAGATTAAATTATTGGTTAATGTTGGGCAGTGGGTATTAATGGTAGCAATAGATGAAGAAGGAGTAATACATGGTGCAGCAGCCTCTTCTTTTATTAACTACCCAAACGATAGGGTTGCTTTTATTACTTTTATTGGCGGTAAATTAATATCTAATAAAGAAACATTTAAACAGATGAGCGATATTTTGAAAGCTAACGGAGCAACAAAAATTCAAGGGATGGCAAAACCATCTATCGCTCGTTTATGGAAACGGTATGGGTTTGTTGAACGCACCCTGCTAGTAGAAACAAAAATTTAGGAGAACCTTATGGGTGGCGGCGGATCAGGTGGTGGCGGACCAACAACATCGACAACTAATACGTCGAATTTACCTACATATGTACAACCGTATGTGGAAACCATGTTGGGCACTGCCCAGCAACAAATATATAATTACGACCCTAGTGGTAACGTAAGCGGGTTTAAACCGTATGTACCTTATGGTGCTACTGTAGATGCTAGCGGCAATATCACTAATTCTGCTCAAGATCAAGCCCAAGCTGCTGTTGCACCTTTTAGTCCATTGCAGCAACAAGCCCAACAGGGCGTATCTAATTTACAAGTTCCAGGTCAATATAATGCCGCTACTGGTGCTGCTGGAATGGGTACAGCTGAATCTTTAATGGCTGGTCAGAATTTACAAAACCAATCTACAAACCCTAATGCTGTTGCTGCTTATATGAATCCATATTTGCAAAATACTTTAGCCCCATCATTAGATTTATTAAACCAACAGTATGGTATTGCAGGGCAACAAGAACAAAGTGCAGCTACTAAATCAGGTGCCTTTGGTGGTACTCGTGAGCAGTTAGCTAATTCTTTAAATAGCCAAAACCAAATGCTGGCTCAAAACCAGTTGGTTGGTAATGCCTATAGTCAAGCATTCCAAAATGCACAAAACCAAATGAACCAAGTAGCTGGTTTAGGTTTACAAGGTGCTGGTCAAGGTATTTCTGGCGCTAATGCATTAGCTGGTATTGGTGGGCAACAATTGCAAGCTCAATCTGGCATTCTTAATGCACAAGCCCAACAAGGTGCAGTGCAGCAAGGTCAGCAACAAAACATTATTAACCAAGCTATTCAGAACTATGCTGCCCAACAACAGTACCCAATGTTGCAACTTTCCAATATGTCTAACTTGCTGCATGGCTTGCCTATGCAGTCTTCTACTACCCAAACATATCAAGCTGCTCCTAGCACTGCCTCACAAATTGCTGGACTTGGTACCACAGGTATTGCTGGTTTAGGTCTTTACAATGCAATGGGTGGTGGTAGTTCTGGCACTACTTCTGATGTTCGCACTAAGCAAAACCTTAGATTGGTTGGTACATTGCCAATGGGTATTAATTTGTATCATTTTGAATACAAACCTCCATTTAAAGCTGAATGCGGTGAAGGCTGGTACAGCGGTGTTATGGCGCAAGAAGTACAAAAGATTATGCCTGAGGCTGTTGTTGAGATGGATAATGGATTCTTGGGTGTTAAATACGACATGCTTGGTATTAAGATGGAGCGCATATGATTGGTAGCTTAATGAGCCGCATGGGTGATGCGCAAAAATTATCTGTTCAACAACTACATCAAGCCGTGCAAGATGGTACGCTTCCTGCGTATGTTGGCATTCCTTTAATCCAAGATAAATTACAGCAAGAAAAAGCTGCACAAACCCCACAGGCTCCTAAGCAACCCCCTATTGCCCAGCAGATTATGCAAGAGTCTGCCCCACAAGCACAGCCACAAATGATGGCTCAAGCCCAGCCACAGGGTATCGAATCTGCACAAAGTAATTTACCAGAAGGTGGTATGGCAGGCGGTGGTATTGTTGCTTTTGCTGAAGGTGGTCTACCAGAAGACGATGAAAGTGATCCGCAAGAAGATCAAGACATGGCTATGCTCCATAAGTTCCAAGCCCAAATGCAAGAAGAACCAGAAGGTGGCGAAGAAAGTTTTGGTATTTCAGCAGCCCCTAGTAAAGGTATTGGTATCGATGCTGATAAAAAAGGCGGAGAAGGTATCCAATTTACCAACAAAAAACACAAGTACGAAAAAGAAATTCGTTCTGCGGCATCAAAAGCTGGCATCCCAGAAGATTTATTTTTGCATATGATTGCCAAAGAAACAGGCGGTTTAGAACACCCTGAGTCCGCAGTATCTAAAGCAGGCGCTAAAGGTATTGCCCAATTTATGCCTGAGACTGCTAAACAGTATGGTATTGACCCAATGAATATGGATCAGGCTTTACCTGCAGCTGCTAAGATGACTGCTAGTCTATTAAAACATTATGGCGGGGACCAAAGATTAGCTGCTATGGCTTATAACTGGGGTCAAGGTAATGTAGACAAATGGCTATCTACCGGTGCAGATCCTTCCAAAGTTCCTGGAGAAACAAGAGGGTATATAAGAGCAGCTGAAGGCGGTATCATGAAATTAGCTAGCGGCGGCGTTGTTGCTTTTGAAGAAGGCGGTACTCCTGCTGATGCTCAACAGAAACAAGATAAAGAAGACTTTATGATGGGTCTTAAAAAACTTGGGGCTTCTGCTGCAGACGTAGTTACATTGCCTGTACGTGGTGTTATGGGTGCAGCTAATACTGGTATTGTTCGTCCTTTACGTGCAACTGGTCTTAATGTTCCTTATATCCCAGAAGAAGCTTTTGGTGGGTCTTCAAGCAGTATGACTCCGTATTACGACAAATATGTTCGTTCTCAAGAAAAACAACAAGCACCTGCACCTAGTGCAACACCTTCTAACCAGCCAATGGGCCCAACTGATGCAGAACTAGGTCGTAATGCTGCCCCTACAAATGCTGAACCAAATATTGAAGATAAAATTGCTGCAGCAACTAAAGCTGGTCGTGGAGACGAGGATATTTCCTCTTTGCGTGATATGTTAAGAGAACGTGAAACTAGCTCTAAAAACCAAAAACATATTGATAATTACATGGCTTTGTTACAAGCTGGTCTTGGTATGATGGGCGGTACTTCGCCTTATGCCTTAGCTAATATCGGTCAAGGAGCCTCTAAAGGTATTTCTACATTGGCTGATGCACGTAAGTCTCAAATTGCTGATGAAAATGCACAGCTTACAGGTCGCCTTGGTCTATCCCGTGCGGAACTTCTTGAGCAATCTCGTAGAGATGCATTAGCCCGCCAAATTAAAGTAGATGCCGCTAATGAAAAATATCGTTCTGGTATGTTAGGTGTTGCTGGTCAAAGAGCTACTGCAGCCGCTAATTTAGCTGGCATTAAAGCACAAACTGCCTACTCCAACGATACTGGTCCTAATGGTCAAGCAGCATTACAAAAGCAGTTTACAGAAAAATACGGCAAGAATTGGGCGGTTACACCTAGTTTACAAAAAGCATATAACGACATGGAAAGAGATCGCATTAGACAATATAGTACACTAGGGCTTGACGATACCTCTGGCGGTTAAAAATGCTAATAGACCTACCAAAAATTGGGCCAACTAATTTTGCTGATAACCTAACACAAGACCAATTTGACGCCCAGTTAGAATCATTATCTAAACAACATGGTTTTGAAATTCCTAAAGGTGAATTAACCTACGGGGAACAAGCTGGTCGCGCTTTGCATCGTGGCATAGAGCAAACTAAATCTACTTTTGGCGACATTATTCCAGCTATGGTTGGAAGTGCTTTAGGTTATGATGAGTATGCTAAAGAGCAGATGGCGGAAGCTAAACAAACCCAAGATTTAATTGCTGCTAAGTATGCACCTCAGTATGGCTCTTTATCAGATGTAAAAGGTATAGCAGATATTCCTGGTTTTGTATTAGAAAACTTTGTAGAAAACGTACCTAATTTACTTACTTCCCTTATTCCTGGAGTTGGTGTAGAAGCAGTTGCTACTAGGGTTGCTGCTGGTAAAGTTGCTGCCCAATTAACTGCTGAGGCTGCCGCCAAAGGACTAGCTGAAAATGAAGCAGCTTCTTTTATACAGCAAGGTCTACTAAAGTCTTTACCACAAATTAAAGCCGCAGGGCAAATGGGTCAGCACGTTGGTGTATATCTAGGCTCTTACGCACAAAATGCTCCAGAAGTATTTCAAAACATATACGATAAAACTGGGGAATTAGCTCCTGGTGCTGGCATGTTATGGGGTTCTGCGTCAGCAGCTTTAGATTCTGTATTGCCTACCAAATTATTGCAAAGCGTATCAGGTCCAGTTAAAGTTGGAATCGTTGAAAAGTTGCTAGAAAAATCTGGCATGGAAAAAGGCTTAGTTCGTTCTATTGCCGCTAATGTACTAAAAGACATGGGTTATGAAGGATTAACTGAGGGTGCCCAAGAAGCTATTAGTTTATCCGCAGAGAAGTTTATAGGTAATAATCCCCAAGTATTTGATAGCAAAGATTGGGATCGTGTTATTGAATCATCAGTTCGTGGTGCGGTATCCGCAGGTCCTCTAGGTATTGGAACAGGTACAACAGAAGCTGCTCGTCGACAAGGTCAGTATAACGAAGCCATGCAAAGACGTGCTGGACGTACCCAAGCTTACCAACAAGCCGCTGACTTAAAAGCACAAGCTGATGCTGCTGGAATGGATATTGACCAATACCAACAAGCTCAAACGCAAGGACAATTACCGGGTTTAGAAACTGGTCCGTACTCACAACTATACGATGCGGAAGCAATTAAAGCTCAGGGTAAAGAAGAAGCTAAAGCGGCTAAAGCTAAACCAAAAGAGTTAACAGGCACACAACTTGGCTTATTTAATGAGCAGGGTGAACCTACAAAGCAGGCAGAAGCTTCTGTAGTTAAAGGTGAAAAAGTACTTGCTAATCAAGCTCGTGATGCTTCAAAACGTCTTAAAAAGTTTTTAAGTTCTAAGCAAGCTGATTTAGATTTACAACCAGCCCCACCTGTAGCAGGAATAGAAGACCAACAACAGCCAGACTTATTTGGCGCACCTCCTATTGCTGAACCAGTTGTTAGGGCCAAGCCAGTTAAAACCACACCACAAGACGTTGGTACAAAGATTGATGATAGTACATTTAAAGCTTTGGGTATTGGTCCTACCGCAACGTTTATTAGAAACAAGTTAATACACGGCAAAGATATTACAAACCCATCTGATGCTGCTGAAGTAAAAACAGTATTAGAAGCATACGCAGATAAAACTACAAGCGAAAAAGCAAGAAACAATGTAGAACAGTTTTTAGCCCGCCCAGAATTTCAAGCAATACCACAGGAGACCCAAAATGAACCTATCGCCGGAGCAAGTGAACCTAGCGTTCCAAGTACTGAGCAAGCCGTTCTACC